CCGGAGAATCGGAGCATGTACAATTCGAGCAGTTATGATATAATAAAACAACGGGAAACAAGACGGGGTTTTATGTGTAAAACACATGTAACGAACAAATGCTTGAAAAATGCCCGAAAATAGGCGTTCGGAGTTATCAAAGAGATAATTTTTCAAGAACGAAGATATCAAGAAAAGCCCATTTTTCAAGGGTTACAGAAGTTGTGGAATGCTGTCAGATGTGCTGGAATTTACATCGAATGCAACACATATGCAGCAGGTATGCAACAAAGATATTGATATGTATAGGACATTTTTCAGTAGAAATACTGGGGAATGTCCTTTCTTAATTTAAATTTTATTAATCGCATCTACAAGCTCCTTTATATCAAAGTGGGTATACACTTTCTCGGTGAGAGTCATTGCACCTGAGTGTCCTACAATCTTTTTGATAATCGTCTGGTTAATACCAGCTTCTGCTAACATTGAGATACATGTGTGTCTGCAGCAGTGCGGTGTACGATTAATACCTAGATGTTCCATCAATGGCTTGAAATAGCTATCGTAGTAGTTTCGGTATTCAAAATGTTTTCCATCTTCTGTATGAAGTAAATATTCACATTCAGGGTAGGATTCGTACCAAGCCTTGTAATATGGCAGAACCTTGTCTGCTATTGGAACTTTTCTGATACCATTTTCTGTTTTACTACAGATAACATCAAAATACTGTTCATCCAGATGAACATTCGCTTTCTTCAAATCAAGCATTTCAGAGATACGGACTCCGCTATATAGGAGCATCAATACTATCTGATAATATTTATCTTCCTTTTGTTCCCAGATAATATCAATTTCATTTTTCTCAAACTTGTTTCTATCGTATTTGTTAGGGTTACGATCCTTGTATTGGACAATATCAACGAAGCTTGAATAATCTTTGTTGCAAATATCATTTTTCAAAGCATAATCAAATAGCTGGTTAAACAGGACTTTGATTTTCTTGAGAGTAGGAAAATTCTTACCGCAGGTATCAATAACAGTCTGTAAATCAACTAATTTAATATCCTTGAAAACTTTGTTGTAAAGAGATTCACAGGATTTATAGGATGCTGCGTATCCTTTTACATTAGATTCAGATATAGTAGGAAACTTACGCTTTGACCATTCTTCATAGACATCTGAAAATGTCATCTTAGCAGCCTTTGTATCAAATGGATTATTATTGTAATCAGCAAGCATTTGCAAGCCATCAGCTCTGGTAGCTGCATATCCAATTGTAATCATATCCTGAACCTGTTTGTCTTTTAACTTATCATAGTGCCAGCCTACAGTCTTTCTCACTTGATAAGGTCGTCTTCTTTTGCCGGAAAGTTTTACAACGCTTCCGTATCCGTTGGGTAACTTCATAAGTACCATCCTTTCGCTATTTACTAGAAAGCTGATAGCAAACGGATAAAATGATTGTTATTCGTGGGTTACCTTTGTCACACTTGGGCGGATAGTCTTCCATATTTCGTAATTATCCTGTGTCTGGCTGCCATTATCAAGTAATTCTTTCATAGCCTGCCAGTCTTTAAGAAATTGGACAAGATTCTTATTGGAAAAGAATATGCCGGGCTCTCCGTCTAAATCCTTGATAGAAATGTCAAATGCTTCATCAATAGCAAATAGTAATGGTAGTACATCACCATCAGCCTCGATATCAAATTCCATCAATGAATTAACATTGACACCAAGTGCATCTGCAATCTTTCTAAGCTGTTCAGGCTTAGGAAGATTCTTTCCAAGCTCATACTTACGGATTGCAACTTCATGTATTCCGCAAGCTTCGCCAAGTTCTTTCTGGGTTAAACCACGAAAGGTTCGTATTAATTTAATCTTTTTACCTGTATTCATTGCTTCAACCTCCTGTGATTGTAAATGTAACACACCAATATTTAATAGTCAACATTAAATTTTAAACTATTGACAGAGCAAATAAAGGTCTGTATAATGCAAAACATAACAGAGCAAGAAATGCTCTATAAATAAGAGGAGGTGGTAGAGATGCCAGAAGTTATCTATCAGGGTGATTTACCAGCTTTTACAGGGAGAAATGTACCAATAAAAGAGATTGCAAGTGCAATAGGTAAGGACGCACAGTATGTAAGGCTGGGAATACAACAAGGATTACTCAAATTTGGAACGGCAATAAAGGTAGGAAGCTCAAATGAGTTCAGCTATTATTGTCCGGATAAAAAAGTTTGGGAAGAAACAGGATATTTTAACAAAGAAGCAGTATAGCAAGGAGGATGAATATGGTTGAAAAACAGAATGTTGAATTGAAACTTATCCATATGGAGGATGTGCTTTCAAAAGAGGTGGAATGGCTATGGTATCCATATATACCATACGGAAAGATAACAATAATTGAAGGAGATCCGGGAGAAGGAAAGACAACTTTGGTTCTCAAGTTAGCGGCAGCTCTTAGCAGGGGCTTGCCGCTCCCCTGTGATGATGATAAAGAATATGAACCTATTCATATCATTTACCAGACAGCAGAAGATGGAATTGAAGATACGATTAAGCCCAGATTGGAAAAAGCAGGAGCAGATTGTTCTATGATTCGGGTTATTGATGAAACAGATAAGGAATTATCAATGACAGATGACAGGTTAGAGCAGGCAATAATCGAGACTGGGGCAAGGTTAATCATTCTTGATCCGATTCAGGCATATATTGGCGCTACAGTTGATATGCACAGAGCAAATGAAATAAGACCGGTGTTAAAGCATCTTGGAATAATAGCAGAAAAGCATAATTGTGCAATTATTCTTATTGGTCATATGAATAAGGCATCCGGCAGCAAATCAACATACAGAGGACTTGGTTCTATTGATATACAGGCAACTGCCAGAAGTGTCCTTCTGGTGGCAAGGCTCCGTGATAAACCGAATATCAGGATAATGGCACATGATAAATCTTCATTAGCACCGGCAGGGGATGCGATAGGATTTGAAATGACAGAGGATAGTGGAATGGTATGTATAGGACCATATGACATCACAATAGATGAGCTGTTATCTGGTAATGAAGGAAGAGGAAAAAAGAAGCTCGACATTGCGGAGAATTTTATCAAAGAATACTTTGGTACAAATAAGGTGATTCCATCTAATGAAATAATGATGGAAGCTGCAAAAAGGAGCATTAAGAGAAATACTCTTTTATCGGCAAAGAAGAAGCTGGGTATAACATCAGATAAAGAAAAAGCAGAAGATGGAACAATTTACTGGACATGGGTAATGCCGGAATAAAGAGTTTAACAATCTGGATGTTTGGAAAAGCAGATTCTAAATTCTAGGAAGAGTTTAGAGTCTGCAATTATAAAAAGTACAAATTATTAAACTCTTGGTAATAGTAAGGATAATATATAAAACCCTCGGAGAGCCCACTGCGGTTCTGGCTTGCCAAAACTGCTAGGGGGTTATCATCTATGGAAGAGCCAAGATGATAACTGTACTGCTCCGATAGATTTAACAGATAAAAAGGTAGTACAGATAAGGAGATGCGAATGGGAAATATTTCATATACCGCTCATGTGAGCAATAAGAAAAGTGCCATTACATCGAAATCTAAGCTTGCAGCTGTTGCCAAGCATAACCTGAGAAAATATAAATCATCAGATTATAGCAAAGACAACATTTGCATCATATATGGTACATCAAATCTGATTGATGATGTAAAAACAGTATACCATAAAGAATTCGATGAGGCATTAGAAGAATATAATAAAAAGCAGACACGACCAGACCGGAAAATCGAAGATTATTTTGAACATGTGGCTGGTAAGGAACAGGATATGGCAGTTGAAATAATCATTCAGATAGGTGACAGGGAGTTCTGGAAACAGTATGATGATATGAAGTCATATATGAAATTGTCATATCAGATAGTACTGGATGAGCTTAGAAAGAGACTACCACAGTTTGTAGTTGCAAATGCTGTGGTTCATCTTGATGAGGATAGTCCACATATGCACATTGTTGGAGTGCCGGTGGCAGATGGATATAAGAAAGGTCTTAGCAAGCAGGTATCAAAAAGGAAGGTATTTACTAAAGATGTGTTATCGAGAGTGTTGCAGGATGAACTTCGAGATGTGGCAAATAAAGAAGTGAATGACTGGTTTGGGAAACAGATAAAAGAAAAGTCGAAAGGTCGAAATCATGATTTATCCGTTGCAGAGTATAAGGTAGCTCAGGAGACAAAGCATTTGACACAATTACAAGAGCAGGTGGAGGAATCGGATAGGGCAGTTA